TCTGATCTTGGAATGACCTGCACAAATGGCGACAAGACCCCAATCACCAGTGAATCTCAACCTCTTGAAAAGCTTAGTTTTGTGAAACGTAACTTTTATTATCACGTCGAGCTAAAGCGGGTCGTAGGAGCTCTAGATTTGTCTACATTAATTAATACTTTGCAATGGGCTGACGGTACCAAAGATAGAGTAGAAGTTATGGAAGGGAAGATGCGTTCAGTACAAGTTGAGGCTTATATACATGGCAGAGGCGTTTACACGGCGTTTATGAAGCTTTTAAGCAAATATGATTATACTAATGCATTGTTTTCTGACAAGCAAGTCAAGGAGATTTTAGATGATCCAGAGGGGTATCAAAAGGTGATGCTCGGGTTAGGTAAGGATTTATCTTTCCTACAGCCATAAAAATGGATAATTGAATAACGGCGGGAGTGACCGCAGTCAGTTAAGACTATAAAAACCTTGTTGACCAGGGTGGTAACCGATAACCTGCAATTCGGAATTGAGTTTTAATCACTCTTCCACCAGAGAGTGAGCTACAGCCGGATTGCACCAAACGCGGTGTTTGGACTCGCACTAATGTTGGCGGGTTCTGTCAAAATTTGAAACATTACACAAATGGAACATGAAGACAAACAATTCAAGGAAATCGCGAATAACGATTTCAAACAAGGTGGTCAAAACATAACTACCGAAGTCGCTTCTATAACGACGAGGGAAATACAAGTGATTGACGCGCCAAACACGGACAAATTTATGCAAGTGGACATTCCAGAAGCTTATCGAGTCGACGCAAAGCCATATATAGAAAGACCTTTTTATGTAGGCAGTGTTGTGTTCAATACCTCGAATGCGCGCTACTCATTGTTGACGACTCCGATTAAATTTTTACCAGGTGATATAGCGCGTAGTAATACGTCGCTATTAAATATGTTTAAGATGGCCGCTTATGGTCGTCCAGACTTGGTCCTTAATGTGTCCTTAGCGGGAACTATAACACATGCAGGATGCGTTCTGGCGGCTGTTTTGCCTCCACTTCCACAATATCCAACAGCAACCAATGTAAAAACTTTGATCAACACGGCCATGTCTGGACCGCATGCTTTTCTGAACGCTAATGAGGCTACTTCGGTGTCGTTGCCTGTACCTTGGTACTGCAATACGGATTTGGCTACATTGGACATGGAGGATGTGGCTAGTTCATCAGTCGATATTACATCGATTAATGGTAATTATGCTACCCTTGTGTTCATAGTACTAAATCCATTAGCAGTATCTACGGGTTCAACAACTTCATTGAATATAGTCATTGAGGCGTGTTTTAAACATTTTGATATGGTTGTACCAAC